TGGCATATTCATTTTCATCCCACCAATTGCTCAATTTGTTTAATCGCCACGCCCGCTTTAACTTGCTCTGTACTGAACCGTAAAACTGTAAAACCCATCATTGCCGCTTCGTTGTATTTCTCCATGTCTCCTAAATAACCTTTCCCTCTTGTGTGACGTCCTCCGCTCCAGATCCCACCTTCTACCTCTACCAAAATCTTTTTTCCCGAAATTAAAAAATCTGCTCTCCATTTGCGTTTTGGATGGAATTTGTATTCCTGCTCAAAATCAATCTTGCAAGCTTTGAGATGTGTTGCTAATAAAACCTCTCCTACACTTGGTTCCCGTGATTGCGATTGCGTTGCTGAACGGCGCTTTTTATTTTTCTGAATAGGAAATAATTCACGATATTCAGCAAGGCTTATTGAACTCACTCCTTAATTGCCTCCTTGCGCGTATGCCACCAAAGCACTACAACGCCACAGATGACTCCAGTTACGATTGATATGAGCATTGCCCACGCTAAAATTTCAAATTTGTTCATGCTAGTTCTCCGTTACGTTTTGATTGAAATCCGACTTGCTTTAGGTAAGGCATCAATTTTTGTTGTTGATCAGGATCAGTAAGCTTTACTGCGATACGTGCTGCGAGTTGCTCATAAGTTTCGTTTCCTTCCGCATACTTGCTAGCGAATTCAGGAAGGACAGAAAGTTTTTGAGCGAATGAGTAAATTTGTTTTGAACTAAGAGTGATTGATTCACCCTGCGGGACTCGAACCTGCGTCCCTGAGTTTCGGAAAGATGCCTGTTCACGAGCTTGGTATTTTCCACAAGCGTTGATTAACCAATCTGCAAAGTGGTAATTCATGAGTTCATCACAAAGATTCTTCTCGGCGTTGTAGAGTTCAAATGCTCGAAGCTCTCGATCGAACCAAGTTGCGTTTTTGATCTGCTCGTAAGTTTCTTGATCAGTTGCCAAACGAATTTCTTCACCAAGTTTTTTTAAACTCAACCATGTTTTTTTATTTATAGATTCTATTGGTAGATTCTTTGAAAGATTCCGTGTCCCAACGTTGGGACTGTTTAACGGAATTGTTGGGACTCTTTCATGGAATTGTTGGAACTGTTCCGTTGTTGGAACTGTTCCGTTGTTGGTACTGTTTAACTCATCATTTCCCGTGTCAAAGAGTACCGTTGTTGGCACTGTTTCACGGCCCTTAACTCCGAGCAAAAGATATACTTTTACCTGCTTAGTTTTACCTTCACGTTTACCCGTATCGATAATAAATCCGTCTTCAATTAGCTCATCAATAATTTTCAAAACTGTCTTACGGTCCATTTCTGTGTCTTCTACTAAACGAGCAATACTTGGATAGCATTCATGAGTTTCGCCAGCTCGATCAGCTAGCGAAAGAAGGACTAATTTTTTAAGTGGTTTTAATGCTCCACCTGCCTTTTGTTTTTGCCGGGTTTTCCAAGCCCAAACTGTTGCATCTAAGCTCATCTATCCCCCTCTTCATTCAATTGAATGAACGTGCTACCTAAGTAACGGATCCGTTTAGCCCGATACAAACTTGAGATGATTTGACCAGCATGGAAAATTGGCATTCTGTGCTGCACAGAAAGTGCATGCATAAACTCATCACGTTTTACTGCTGCATTATTTTCATCACGTTTTTGGTCTCGCAAATTCTGCTTACGTACTTCAAGCAATCCTTCTAAAGTTCTAAGAGCTGGTTCATACCATGACTGAATAATCTGCTGACGCTTTTGCTCAAGCAGATTGTCTTTAGTCGTTTGATTTGATAAATTAGTTTGCATATTCGATTCCTCTAGCAAGTAATTGAATTGAAAAGCCTGATCTCGACCATCAGGCTTTTTCATTTCCCAATTCCGCTGCACACTTTTTCATTTGCTTTAACGCTGCTTGATCTACTGCTGTAATAAGCTCAGTAAGGTTTTGTGTTAGATGGTGAATTTCTTCATATTCCAACGGAGTAATAATTCCGTCTTCATAAGCGTCATAAACAACACGATTGGCTTTACCGTTCTTAATGTTGTGCTGCATCATTGCTTCAAAGATTGATAATTCATGATGTTTAGAGCTGCCGCATCCAACTGGAACTAAAGCAAAGCCCAACTCATGTGCCCAAACTTTGAGTAATGCTGGGTTTTGTGTGAAATAAATCATTGCTTCAAGCTTCTTTAAGCTTGGTAAATATGCCGGCATGTTCTGGTTGCCGTAATTACAAACAGAGTTATGAGAATCACCTATTGCTTGGGCAATTTCTTTAGCTGTGCAGTTAGGTGTTTTGTTTATCATTTGCCAAAGTGCTATCTGAGCATCTCGGCTTAAAGTCATTTCTTGCATTGTGAAATCCTTCATTTCCTTCACATTTATCTTTTGAAAATTTTGATTGATACTCTGTCCCAAGGTATTTAAGCAGTTAAGGCATCAGGGTCAGCTTTAAGCTTTCCTTTTGTTAAGATCTCGATAGCGGCTTGAGACTTAGGAGGAATTCCGTTAGTTGCCCATTCGGTCATTGTGGAACGCCCTTTCTTAATTTTTTTAGCTAATTGGGATTTGTTCTTAACTTTGTAGAACGCAATTAATTGCTCAACTGTCATATTCGATTACCCGAACTTAAATATTCGATTAATTGAATCATACGTTCGAGTAATCGTCAATGTATTTGTTCATACTTCCGAACATGTGTTAATAGGTTTGCTCTCATGGAAAACGTTTCAGATCGCATCAATAAAAGAATGAAAGAGCTAAAGCTTAAGCAAGCAGATTTAATGAGAGATACAGGAGCAGGTAGAGCTACTGTTTCAGGCTGGATAAATGACGGGAATAATCCAAGTGCTAAGTATTTGGAAGCACTTGCAAAGTGTCTAAAAACTACAAGCACATGGCTTTTAACTGGTGAAGGACCTAAAAACGCTCATAATCAGAAAATGGAAGAGTTTATTAAGTTGCATGGTCTTTCAGTTCAAGAAAGTTCATCTTTTGATGCAAACAATATTCTAGAGCCGGATATTGTTGAGTTCGAAATTGCTAATGGATATATATGGGTTGACGTAGTGGAAGCTAGCTTTTCATGTGGTGTAGGGGAATCTATTGAATTTCATTTTGATGCTATAAACGGAAAATATCCTTTGCCACCTAATTTTTTTCAAAAAAAACAAGTAGATCCTAGATGCTTAAGAATTATCAAAGCTAAAGGTGACAGTATGGAAGAGTACATTTTTAATGATGATTATGTAGGTATAGATATTTCTCAAACTGAAATCATTGATGGTGAAATCTATGCTGTATATTTTGAGGGCGAAGCCATGCTTAAGAAAATATTTAAAGAGGAAGGTGGAACTTTAATACTGCACAGCCTTAATGAAAAATATAGGGATAAAAAAATTACTGAGCAAAATGGTACTAATTTTAAAGTTATGGGCCGACAAATTTGGCGCGCTGGGTAAGCTTCACTTAATAAGATATCTAACCCACCTATATGGTGGGTTTTCTTTTGTTAGGTTAAAAGAAAAATTATAATGTTCGGTTTATGGAATAATTTCATTTAATTTATCGAACAAACTATTGACAGTTTTGTTCGATTAAGCGAACATGATCTCACAGACAACAAAAAAGCACACCGACTCTCTGACCTTTCGATGTGCTTTGTAAACTGCGAGATCAATTATGAACGTAAATGCAATTCCATTCAACCATGTCAAAGTAACGGGTGTTACAGCTCTTGTTTTGATTGTTGGTTTAGCTTCTTGTGAATATAAAACAGCACAATCCAGTTACGCGACAAAAACTCAGATCTTCACGCCGCAAATTCAACCTAGCAGTTATGGCGTTCAAACAGCAAAAATCACAGGTAAAACCTCAGGCATTGCTGTTATCAAGCTTGATGGCTTCCGCGTAAATGTTAGCTTTGATTTTGAAACTCATCCTGATAGCTACGGTGTACAAGGTTCAGAGTTTACTGCGGTAGATGTAACCCAGCTCACAATTAATGAGATTACCGATATTAACGGTAAATCTTACAGTGATTTCACTGATTACAACGATCACCGCAATATCAATGCTCTTCTTAAAGGCTTCATCGAACGTAATAAGTTGGTGGAGGCTTAATCATGAAAAAGACCTTTACTACACCATTTCGCCAATTCCTTTTTAAAGACCAAGAAGGCTTTTATCACGTACGCCTTGGGCCAAAAATTTACATGGCCAAGTTGTCTTTAGATTTTACGCCTGACTTTGATAAGGAGTTTGCTGGTGGAAAAAGAGCTCAACCGTTCAATTGGTACAACGTACTTGTAAAAGATTCTCCAGAGAGTGAACCACGTCCGATTACCACGGAAGAATTATCACAAAAATGGTTCAAGCCTGAATTTAAAGGCGGCGTTAATTATCAACGCTGTATTGAGCAAAGTAATCGTACTCAACCCCAACGATACAGCGCAGAGCAACGTATCGCTTACAAAAACTCTCGTTATTAATTGGGTGACATCATGACTAATCAAAACAATGCATTACATAAAATTCAACAAGAGTTGAAAGCTCCTAAAAACAAAACTAATGATTTCGGTAAATACAAATATCGTAATTGTGAGGACATTCTTGAGGCAGTTAAACCGCATTTAAGTGAATTAGGCGCAACTCTGGTCCTTACAGACGAAGTTCAGCAAGTTGGCTCAGTTGTAGTTATTACGGCTAAAGCTGTCTTTACAGATGCAAATGGTAAAGAGATTACTGTAACGGCTCATGCTGGCGTGGACGTTAATAAGAAAGGTATGGATGTTGCTCAAACATTTGGTGCATCAAGCTCTTACGCTCGTAAATACGCTTTAAATGGATTGTTCCTTATTGATGACACTAAGGACTATGACACCAATGAATATCATCAACAAATGGACCAAGCATCTAAAAATCAAAACAACCGTAATACGGGCAATCAAGGTCAGCAATCTAATCAGAGCTCGCAGGCAAACAATGCCAATAGTACTCAGTCATTAGCTCAGCGTTATACCAATGCCCTTACTAGCATCAAGAATGCCAAATATCCATCTACCCTAGATAAAGCCATTGCAACTTTTGCAAATTCTCAATATGCAGCTGGGATTGTGAACGCATGTCGTGCACGTGCAGATCAAATGGGATGGGCAGTTAATTCCCTTCCTCAGCAAAAAAACCAAACTCAACAACTCCACCATTAATTAAAGGCAGGAAATAAACATGACTAATTTAATTTCAAATCAAGAAGCCTTTAATGCTTTGATGTCCGGCAAAGTTGTTCTTTGCCGCCATATCGATGGTGAGTTTGATTCCTTGGATCAGTTCCCGGCTACAGTTTTTTCTTTACCAGGCTATGAGTATTGTATTCAACTTCCGAAAATTGAACTTGCTGGAATTTCGTTTACTCAACCCCTGACCCTTGATGACGTTAAACTGGATCAAGATATTTATCTTATTGAACCAACCGGAAGCATTTACTGGTACAAATTCAATGAAAACGCTGCTCTTAAAAATGCTATTACAAATGGTTTTGCTCAAGCAGATATAGAAAATGCCCGGTTTCAATTAAAAGCATTTTGTGCTGCCATTGGTCGTGATATAGATACAAGTGAAACACTTGTCGTACCTATCGGTGGTGCCGATAAACAAAAAACTGGTAAGAAAAAAACCACAAAAGCTGCATCAGCAAAACAGGTTGAGGAAACTAAGGCTGAGGATCCAACTCACGCTGAAGTGTTGGGATCCCCTTCTAAAAACGACACAGCGCCCCAGCCTACAAGCAATTTACAACACCAAGCTTTATTGGACGCTTTGAAAATTGCTAATACAGAGCAAGAAGTCGAGAACGTTTGCTCAGGTCTTGAAAAAGAAGGCTTTACTCAAGAGCAGTTAGATGAAATTGAGGTTGCTAAACAGACTCGTTTAACTGAGCTGGATTTTATTGAAATGGATGCTGCTGATACTGCTACTGAGCATGTATTTTCTGTTTTATATGATTCATTTATTAGCGAGATCGAATCTTGTACCTGTGCTGAAGAACTTAAAGCCGTTAAAAATAAGATTGGAGCAAATGGTCATTTAGAAGATCAAGAGCGCGAAAATTTAATGGAAGTTATTCGAGAAAGAACTTTCAGTGATAAAGCTGCAACCGCACCAAAGGCAGTGCTTATCGGTCTAATTGATCAAGCCGACACATTAGATGAGTTATCTAAAGTTAATAACACAATTCTAGCCAGTTCAAAAAATCTTACTTCTGAAGATTTAAGCGAATTAAAAATTCATTGTGAGCAACGTAAAGAGCAACTTTCACAGCTTGATCTAATTGATTCTGATCCTGTTTATCCTGCGTTCACTTACTCGGATGAACTTGTAGACGAATTGGCCTTTGAAATAGTTATGGCTGGGAATGCTGAGGAAGTTAATTCAATCTTTGACCGCACTCGCCAATGGTCAGAAGCACAACGCAAACCTTTACTAGATGCTTCTTATAAACGCCTTAATGAGTTAAAAGGCAGACCACTAATTGAGCGAATCCATGCGGCACAAAACATAGATGTTTTACGTGCTTTATTCGCCGAGATCCGCCTGCTTGAAAACGGGACTCAAAAGTATGAAGCAATGACAGCATACAAAAACCGTGAAGCTCAATTACCTGGCGCACCAATGGAGATTAGCCAATGAAATATCGCTACTCAACAATGACGCGCACATTGCTTGTAATTGGTGCACACATGAACCACCAGTTTGACAATGTTAACCCTTCTGAAATCGAAACTTGCTTAGTGAATGTAAAGCTAAAAGAAGCCACATGGAGAAAGTGAAAATGAGTACAGCAGCTGAACTTAAAAAGGCCAATGAGATGACCAATTTCAATAAATACAAAGCTAAAGTTTTTGAAGCCCTGGCAAATGATACTTTCGGCTTAACAGTTTCTCAGTTGGCGACTATATGCAAGCTAAGTGCGAAAACAATTAAACAAATTTTAGCTGAACTTGATGTCGAGAAAAGTGGAGATGTTTACTTGCTTATCACTAAACAAAGTTCACCAAGTGATGAGGTGAAAATTATTGATTCAAATCCTATAGAAGAATCACCTATAGATATTTCTACAACTATTTTTATGGACATTATTTGCCCTAAAGCAAATGAACTCAGAAAAAAGGATCCTCAGGCATTCACCATATTTGCATATGATGTGTTGCAATTAAGTCTCTCACTTTATTCTGAAACCACAAACATTAATCAATTCGATACTAACGTAAAAATTTTACTTAGTAATTTGGTAAGACGTCTTCAAAGATCTAAAGAATCAGGAGCTTTGCCATGAAAGAAGCGCTCTACGGAACAAATATTTTATGGTTTTTTGCTTTTTTAATTGCTGTGTTTTGGTGAGGTAATCTAAATGAAAAGTATTAATAAACAAGCTGAGATAGATAAGTTCAATGCCGCCAATGATGATGAAGAATTTTCACCAGAATCACTTGCGGCAATACTTGATGTTTCGACTTCTTGGTTGCAGAAAAAGCGCTGTGAAGGTGGCGGTATTCCTTTTGCAAAAGTTCACTATCGAAAAATTTTCTATAAAAAAGCAGATGTGTTAGCTTATATTGAACGTCAGCGCATACAATCAACATCACAAATGGCGGTTTAACCGCCTTTTTTTGTAAAAATTTAGTAGGCAAACAATAGGCTAAAAAACCATTAAAAATAGGCAAATTTGAATAAATAGGCAGATAGTAGGCAAATAATGTATACTCTCGTATCATGACAAGAGCTTTAATATTGTTTCAGGTATTTCTATTAAAATACAAATGCTTAAAAATAATTCTCATGTGCTTATATACGTTCTAATATCGTTTCATAGTGCTATAAAATCACTTTTACCCGAGAACTCATCGGGTTCAGGGTAACGACACATGCAGCGGCATCTTCGGAGCATTTAGTTTTAACTTTAAGAAAAATTCAAAATATTTATTTTAATTTAGTCTTTCATACAGACCTGTCAGTCTAAAATTCCTTTTTAAACATTAAATTACCCTGTTACGCTATTAATTTACCCTACACCTCTATCATATTATTTTTCATTTCTATTAAGACACTCTTCATACCAAGCTGTTTGAAAATCTTCTATTGCTTTTCTTTTAAAGAAACTGGTTTTGAATACTTTGGCAGAGTAAGCCGAATTAATTAAATCCTGATAAAGTTGTTTTGCTTTAGGATCTTCTAGACCATTCGCTATGTGTTGCAAGTCTTGAGATGGAACTTTTTGTTGACGGGCCTCCATGACAGTATAAGCAACTTTTTTCACTACATTACAAATCTCGGGATCACTTACGTTTTCGTCCGCATGACAACCTAACGCTAAAAAACTAAGAAGAAACAATGTAAACTTCATGACCCTACCTTATTTTTATAGTTTAAAATGAATAACAGAATTTAATTATTAAAAAAGAAATAGCAGATTTCTTACTATTTCTTTTTAAAAGATCACGCTGGATTAATCACGTAAAAATAAACAATAAGCCCAGCTAAAACGGTTGAAGCAATTGTTAAGTATGTACCGACCGTATTAAAACTCTGTAAGAATTTCAAGATTTCCATATCTAGAACCCCCTAAATTAGCAACTATAAAGACAAGATGAAATTTATCACAATTCAATAATGCCAATCAATTCACACTTATCGGATTTTTTGAGATTTTAAACATAAATTAATTTATTGGTTACACCTAATCGCAAAGGCATCTTTGTAGTAGTCAGTTGCACTTTTCAAATCTGACAACAATTTTTCTTCGGTATAAGGTTTTGGTGAAATTTTTATTAATGCGGGCATATATTGGGTTTTATAAACTTCTGGATAGTCATGACACAAGATTTTGACTTTAACCTCTTGCGGTGTATTTGGATTATCCAATTGATCTAAAAACTCGCCAATTTTACGGTCAGATTCTTCAAATTGGGCTTTATAGTCAACTTCAGCAGCTTCAGGTTCTGTTTGTTTTGTGCACCCACCAAGTAGTAATACGGTGCTTATTGTAATGGTTAAAATTTTTAACTTCATAGGCTTAACAATTTCACATTCATCTTTTTAAATATTCTTATCTCATTAAATGTAAATAAATACTGGTAATACGTAAAGAAATAGAATTTTTTATCGCTAAAGAAGATACCTCACATCACT